AAGAAGCACGTTAGTTCCGAGTTAGATTTAGAAGGACAATTTGAAAAATTAGTATATGAAGATATAGTTTATATCCATAATGTTGAAAATAATAAAGTATTTACTACTAATGATGAAGAAGTCGGTGTATTAAAAGGTAAAAATATCAAATGGAAATCAGATGAATATAAAAAAAATCATATCTTAGCAAAGAATAAATTTAATGAAGAATATAATAAAGATTTAATAATAAGTTCTTCTGAAGATGAAGATACGTCATCAGATGAAGAATCATCAGGTGATGATATATCAGATGAAATAAAAACAATTAAAAAAGATGTAGATAATATAAAACATAGTAAACATAAATCAAGTTTAAAATGTATGAGTGATGTTACACCTAAAGTATATAATGAAAGATTTAGAGGATGGGGATTTACTTATTGGGGTAATTAATTATCTTCAATTAATTGTACAATAGATTTATTATCATTGTCTTCGTCTGAATCAGAATCAGATTCCTCCGTCCAAAAAGATAACCCTAAATTATAAGCAATTAATCTTATTTTTTCATATAATAATATATCTTTTCTAGAAGAAAGTCCTATTTCATCTAATAATTTATCAACTCTATTAACTAATAGATTTTTAGTCGTCGTAGAAGTAGGTGACCACCTTTCCATTTCATCACCATAAATACTTAATTCACAATGCTCTACTAATTTTACCATTCTTTTGGATTTACTGTGTGCAGGCCATTCTGACATTTATATATTATTAATATATTTTTTTATATTATCTTTATATTTAGTTATCATATTATCACATAATGCTCTATTACCGTAAATATTATATCTGGGATTCCCTCCACAATTATATATTCTATGTGGTATAATAAATTTCTTTTTATCTAAATCATATATTTCAGAAATCCAATCATCTATAAACCAATTTTTAAATTCACTTGGATAATAAAATCCAAATATATTCATATGTTTTCTAGATACAAATGTTTGTGTTAATAATGTATCATTTGGATTAAATTTCTTCCGGCCTTGATCTGTCATCCCTACAACTCCTATATCATTATTTTGTTTCAATATATCTAAACATGTATTTACCCAATCTTTATCTTGAAAATGAATATCAGATCCTATTTGAACAAAATAATCATTATTATCTTCATATGATTTTTTAAATAATTCATTCCATATGTGACACACATTACCTTTATACTTCGAATCTATTGATAATAATTCTATTGTAGTATTTTTCATAACATTAATAAATCTTTTAATTTCATTTTGAATATTATTATTCTGGTAAAATTTATCATCCGAATCAATTCCTAAATAAAATTTATATACATGATCTAAACTGTAAGTGGTAAAAAATGATTTAAATAAAATATTAAATAAATCTGTATCTTGAAAATTATTATAATGACATTTATTACTCGTGACAGGAATAATTACAGCAATTTTCATTTCTAATATTTAAGAAAATATATTCTTAAATAATATTATTATGAAATATTATTTGAGTATATGTATCCCAACTTTAGTTGAAAGATTAAATAAAGTTACTAAATTAATTGAAAAAATACAAAAACAAATGGATGATAATAATTTAAAAGAATATATACAAATTATTTCTCATTTAGATAACCGTAGTGTTCCATTATATAAAAAAAGAAATGATTTACAAAATAGTTGTACAGGTAAATATTTTATACACATGGATGATGATGATGATATAAGCGATGATTATATAATTACAATGTATAATACAATAAAAGGATTTGAAAACGAAGTAGATGTAATTACATATAATCAAATATCATATGTAGGTGATGATATATTTTATGTATTTAATGATTTAAATAGTGATTTTAATTTAAAATATATTGGTGATAAAGATAATAAAAAAGTATTTGTCAGGTTTCCTTGGCAATGGTGTGCATGGAATACTAAAAGATTTTCTCATATATATCGTACCGATATAGATACTAACGCCAGAGAAGATCAAAATTGGCTAAAAAGAGTAATGTTAGAATATCCTAAAACACAATGCAATATACCTAAAGTATTACATCAATACAATTTTAAAGATCCAAGTTTATCAACATGTCAAGGATTAGATAACGGAAATAAAACTCATAATAAACTTATTGTAAACCATAGATATATAAATTTGATAAATTAATTAAGAATAAATTATAGATAATATTAATTATGGGTAAAGATAAGTGTTCATTTTGTAATAAGAAACTTAAAATAATATCATATTCTTGTAAATGTGATGGACAATTCTGTGATAAACACAGATACACACATACACATAACTGTACCAGTCTACAAAAAAAAATTGACGAATCTAAAGAACTCATCAAAAATAATAATCCTTTAATGATTCATAGTAAAGTTATAAAGATTTAAATATTATTACCTAAAGTATTTTGGATTTTTTTTATGGCTTTTTGAACACGTAATTCATTCATTTCAATATCACCCACCATAAAATTAATTAATTTACCTATATCTCGATTAGATTTATGAATTTCTAATTCATTAACATTTAGTTTATCCTTATACATCATAAATATTTCATATGATTTATTAAATAATTCTTTATATCCCTCAGGAAATACATATTTATCTTTATAAGCTTCAATAATTTCATCAATAGTAAGGTATTGCTTAATCATTTTAAGTGCTGTAATAGTTCCCACTTTAGGCACATTTGTACAATAATCACATCCACACAATATACAAAACATTACAAATTGTTCATGCGTCAAATCGAATCCTTTTATCATTTCATCATAATTAATAATCGATATCACATCTTGTCTCTTAATAGACCTATCTAAACAACCTCGTACTAAATTCGGACATCCATATACTAATGTATCCATATCTTCTGTTAAAACATAATCAACATATCCAATTCTACATAATTCACCAGCAATTGCTTCTCCTTCACCTATATCCATATGAATATATGATACTCCCATTAGACTCAGTAACTTTTTAACATTATCTATCATATCTTTAGTTAATCTAAGAGAGTGTTTTTCTAAATTATTCTTTTTATCAGCATCTTCACATAATTCCATTTTATCTTTAGCATCTTGTGCTTTCTGTTTCCGTTCTTTAACACATTCTTGTTTTAAATCAGGTGGCTTCCCATCAAATACAAATAGTAGTTCAATATTTAATGATAAATATTTTACTAATTTATAAAATAATCCTGTAATATGGTTAGTAATATCTCCTTTTGTATTCCTTAAAAGTTGATGCCTTAACAATTGTTGGTAAATAATTAAAGAAGCATCTACTGCTACTTTCTTACCCGATAATTTATACAAATTATCATGCTTGATTGAGTCAGGTGCTTCTTTTTTGATAATTTGCGTTAGCGATTTAATACCCATATTAAATATGTTTTAAATTATTTATTAATAAAACTTTCAAATTCAAATTTATTTCTAATATATATTATACAGATGAGGAAAAAATCACTTAAAAGAACTCAGTTAAATCGACGAAATAAAACAATAAAGGTGCATAATAAATCAAAGATGCGGTCGCATAAAAGATCCTATAAAAAAAGTACCCAGAAAATAAAACCTTCATTGAAAAAAAGATCCTTGAAAAAAAGATCCTTGAAAAAAAGATCCTTGAAAAAAAGATCCTTGTCAAAAAACAAACATGGAGGAGGGGATTTATACCATGGGGCCCGCTATAAGCGGGACCTCGCACTGGAAAGAGAGAAAGCAAACCACACCGAGAAGTTGGCAGAGCTACTTCACCAGCAGGAAGAGGAGAGCGAAGGTCGTGTATTAATGTATGAGGCTGCCAAATTGGACGTGGGAAAGCCGAAGAACCCTGGTCATCCCTTTCCCGAGTGGGACGTCGCGAAAGAACGTCCCGAGTGGGACGTCGCGAAAGAACGTTTTACAGCTGTACCTACTTTGTTTGGTCCCGGTCCCCCCCCCGGCAATTATACGGCACCCTTAGACCCATCACCCGAACAGATGAATGAAAAATTACAGTTGCATTTCAAAGTTTTTCCCCAGGGAACGAAGTGGGATAATCCGAATTACAGGTATTTTAGGGAAGAGGACCAGAATGAGTGGCTCAGGGGTAAACAAGCAATATCGCTGCTGGCAGCGTAATTTACTTTTTTATTTTACGTGATTCGTCTAATACTAATTTAGTTAATTGGATTTTTGAATTAAAAAATTGATCTTCAGATAAATTATTAAACCACCGATATTCTATATTTTCTAAAATTATATCGTATGGTAATGATATAAATATAATATTATCTTTGTCTTTAAACTCTATAGGTTCATATCCATAATATTGTTTTACTTTTATCATATGGTTTTGTATATCGACATTACCAGTATGTGTACAATCAAAATGAAAGTGCTTATTAGGTCTTAATTCTGTCAATACATTCGCAAATATATCTTCTCCTGTGGAACTATTTATAAAATTATCTTTCTTTAAATTATTCAACATTTTTTCTTTATATAAATTAATAGTTGGATTGTCCTTCTTAGCAGCAATAACATAATTACCAGGATTATATTTATTATTACATGAATTAATTACTCTATCAGAACCTCCGAATGTAATTAAATCATAATTAAATTTTAATTTATAAATTATTTCATCTAAACTTTTCATTACTAATGTTGCAGGTGATAAAAATAAACCACCATATTTACTCAATAACATGGATCCTACTAAATCTACTCTAAATTTAAAGGGGTATTTAGATTCAGCATTCATTTCTATAGGAAAATCTGGTAAATATTCTTTAATATTCACAGGAGTCACCACATGAAATACATTATATTTTTTATTAACTTTATTATTCATTATTTGTAAGCAAAAATTAAATAATATTGGAAAGTTTTTGTTTTTATGTAATAACTGAATATTAATATCCTTATCTAAAAAATTAGGTTCTTCTAAATAAGTCCATATAATTTGTTTTTCAATATGTTTTGTTGGTTTATTAAATCTATTCTGCATCTCAGTGATTAATGGATGTATTTCTTTATCATAAAATATACCAAACATATCTGTATAAATAAATATTGAAATCAACATAAATACTATAAATGCCAATACCATAATATTTTTCTCCATTCTATATATAATTATATATTATATATTATATTTTATTTAGAACATAAAGGACAATTAATTTCTTTTTTCTTTTTAATCCATGCATTTATACATTCATAGTGATACATATGACCACAATACAATATTTTCACCTTTTCATTTACAATCATACTATCTAAACATATTATACATTCATTATTTTCAAAATTTTTATTTAAAATAATATAATCAACTACTTCATTTCTATCATTATTATTTTCATTATTTCCATTTCTTTCTTTATTAATTAAATATTGAAATATGTTAAACATAATTTTATATAATATTTATTTAATTATATGAAATTTGATATATTAATTGAAAATACAATAAAAGATTTAAATAAAGAATTAAAAAAAGAAAAAAATATGAACTACATAAAATATGAAATATTAAATCCTTTGATTGAACATATTATACAAGAATTATATCCATATTTTTTAAAAATTATTGTAGTGATTATTATATTATTTATTTTAATAATATTCATAATAGTTCTTAATTTAAGAATAATTTATAATTAATAATAATATAATGAGTGAGTTCAATTCTAATGTTATTAAATGGGTAGATTACGATAATGAAATTAAAAAATATTCAGATAAAATGAAAACGTTGAAATCTGAAAAGAACTCTCTAGAAGTAGATATATTATCACATATTGAAAATAATAATTTACAAGAAAATATTTTTAATTTACCAGCTTATTCTTCTAAATTAAAATATAATAAAAATAAATCATATGAAACTATGACTAATAAATTTTTAATAGATAAATTTACTAAATATTTTAACGATGAAGATAAAGCAATTCACTTATTTAATTTTTTAAAGGAAGAAAGAAGTTCTTCTAGCAAATGTTATTTGAAAAGAGATTGATTTACTTAGATTTCCTTCCATAAAATTCAAACCCTGTTTTTTTATATATCGCATCAACTTCTTTATTTACTAATGCTTTATAATTATGACCAGTTATAGCATCTTCATAATTAATTACTGCTAAAGCTGGATAATAAAATTCATTTATTAATTCAGGATATTTCCATCTTACTCGTTTTAATTCGGTATCTATAGTTTTTTTCTTATTTGCCACAGGGATTACATCTATTAATTGCTGTGCTACTTGAGCATTAGGTATATAATACCCAAATGCCCCCATCATAGATAAATCATTATCCGACATTAAATTAACACCATTCTTTAATTTCAACTTATTTAATTTAGTATCTTTAAATTGTTGTATATCTTTTTGTACCTTAGGATATAATTCACCACCAATATACATGAACTTATCTCCTATGATTTTATTTAATTTTTTAAAATCTTTTATATATACATCATCCTCTAAAATAACAACATTCTTTAAATCGTCTTTAATTATCTTTTCCCATATATCATAATGATCTTCAGTAATGGCAATATTTTTAAGTTTAGTATTTAAATTTACATTATGATAAAATGAATATTCTTTTACTAAACTTTTACTTATTTTAGATTTAGGAGTTGCTTCATATATTTCATATAATTTATTTTTCTTATATTTTGCTCTTCTTTCTTTATAAAATGATAACACAAATATCTTATTTATCTTATTAGACACCTTCTTCTTAGTTAGGTTTTTCTTCCTTTTAGATTTACGCTTTGTTTTGTTTAAACGCATATATAATATAATATATATAAGTCTGAAAAAAATATTAAATATATTAATTGAATAATTAATTTATAAGGGTGAGGATTACTATAAATGATTATTTAAATTCTTTTATTAATTTTAAAAGTTTAATTAATTTAAATTTATTATTTTTTTTTTCTAATATATAGTATAAAAATGAGTAAAGGATACAAATGTGTTGTTAATGCTGTAATTTACGCAGTCGCTTTAAACTTAATTTTACCTATGATTACTAAACCAATTGCAACACCGGACGAAATAAAACCACCCAACGGTGCCGCCAAGTTACCATTTAAATCACAAATCGTTCACATGCTGGTCCATCATTCCCAAGTACCCATCGCCAGTTCCGTGATTGTTGCATTAATAGTAGCATTATCTATTACTTTAGGATACAAATTTAAAGTACTCAAATGATTAAATATTTATAATATTTCTAATATTTCTAATATTATAAATGACTTTGCCAAAACATTATACAAGTGGATTATCAAATAAAGATAAAAAAAAACAAATTAGGACTTTAAAAAAATCTAAAAAAGCATACAAAAAAGGTAAATATGTTTCCAGACCTAAATTAAAATCATTCAAATCAAAAAAATCATCTTGGACTCAGAAATTTCATAAAAAATATCCGGATGTAAAAAGTATAAAACAAATATCAGATGCTACAGGCATACCTAAAAAAGCATTATCCCAGGTTAAGCGTAAAGGTATGGGAGCATATTATTCTTCAGGTAGCAGACCCAACCAGACAGCTGAATCATGGGGGATGGGTAGAATGTATTCATATATTCTAGGCGGTCCTACTAGAAGAGTTGATAAACACATTACTGATAAATATAATGTTAAATTTACATAAACCATCCTGTTATAGCATATCTATTATCACATGTTACTTCATTTATATAATGGGGTTTTTCACTCGTTTTAATATCCATTAAGATTAATTTATTATATTCGGGATATATCGGTATATGTAATCCATGTTTAGTTATTATATTTAAATCACCTCCACATCGACTATTCCATTTTTCATTTAAATATATTATAAAAGCATATCTACCTAAATTTGTATCATTATGTACTGATAAAAAATCTCCTGGTGAAAATTTAGAAATAAATATATCTGTCGTTTTAGTTATTTCAGTACCTGTTAAACTAGATACTTCTTTTAAAACATTAGGACTATTTAAATATTCTTTTATTTCTTTTAATATAGGTGCATCATTTTTATATTCATATTTTGAATATGAAAATTTATTAGAATTTAATAATTTTAATGAATTATTTCTTCTATTTTTAATATCATTATTATGTTTTATTTTATCATTGTTTATATTCGTTGTATAAAGCCAATCATGATTTGAATGAATAATTTTATTTACTTTCTCTATAAAATGTTTATCTAAAAAATTTGTTTTACTTATATAAAATGAGTTACAATATATATTATATATAGTAAATAAGATAATTATTATTAATAAAATAATTAATAAATTATTCATTATATAATACAATATAAAATATTAAATAATATATTAAATATCTAAGCATCTTCATCTAATCCTTTTAAAAATCTTTTATGTAATATACCTATTTTTTCAAATATTTTTTTTTGTGATGTGAAAAATACTATTGCTACTATAATTTCGCCATCATATTCTCTCGTATGAATTTCCCTAAATCCCGTAAAATTTAGTATTAATGGAAATAAATGACATATTTTTCTTATATAAAATACTGCCAATGCCACAATGACTGAGTGCACTGATAATTCTAATAAAATATTTACAGTACTCTTATTTACATCGGGATCTGGAAATATATAATCTAAATATATACCAGCAACCAAACATATTATGATATATAATATACTATATTGAGTTATCTCGAATATTTCACCTAATCTAAAATTATCTAATGAAAATAAATCGTTCAATTTATTTTTCACGACCATTATATATAATATTAATATATTAAAAAAAAATCATATCTATTAGTACCTGATATATTAAACTATTATTTTTGTAAATGACCTACAATATTATCATCTGTGAATTTAATAATCTTTACTAAACAATCATCCCATAATACTTTATCAAAACCATATTCTTTCTCATTACTTTCATCATTATAATTTTCTATGTGTAATGATTTATCTCTTTCAACCAAAAACATATATGCATTTAATTGGACTTTTTCATATTCAGGTATCATATTAAATAACCTTCTCGTTCTATTTTTAGTTTCAACTACATATTCTTCATTCATACCATCCACTTTACCTCTTAGAATGATTTTGAATAACTTATTAGGATCAATATATAATATTTTTTCATATAATTCTTCATTCCTTCCAACAATTACAATATTCTTTTTCTTTTGAGTATTATCTAAATTTTTATCTTCTTTTATATTACCGCGTTTCATTCTAAGATCTTGTTTAATATTAGTTTCTAAACATTTACTCAAAGTAGGCATGGCCTTAATAATTTCATCAACTTTTTCTTTAGATTGTTCTTCTGTGATATTTTGATTGAAAGATTGTGTCATTACTTGATTCTTAATGACATCTTCTATATCTTTTAAAGATGAATTTACATCTATTTTAAGTTCTAATTTAATAGTATTCAAATCAGAATCAGATAAAGATAATAATGATTCTTCTATTTTAGATTTAGGAATATGTTTTTTAACAATATGACTCCTATTTAATACAGCGTCGAGTACTTTAACCGGTTTTTCATATTTATTGTGTCCGGTTACAATAGCAAGTTCGCTGGCAACGAAGATGATATCTCTCATATTTATTGTTATATGTATAATTCCTTAAATAATTAATCAAATTTTATAATTTTATAATATGTATTTGTTATTTTTTTTGAATCCATATTATTTATATCGCAATTATCTTTTATAAACTTAATAAAATATTCATCATTCAACTTATTTATTAAATATAATATATTTATATTTAAATTATTATTGTAAATATGTCTTTGATTTGATATATATATTAATGATTTACTTACATATTTATTATTTATCACTTTTTTAGAATCTATTTTGTTATTTAAATAATATTTTGGGTAAATTATAGATAATAATATAAAAAAATCATATAAATCAATATGATTTTTTATATAAAATGTATTAACATTCTCAGATAAATAACCAGTTTTGTATATATTAATAATTTTATCTAGATCATTTGTTAAATAATGTATATTATCTAATATATCAAAATAAAGATTATTTGTATTCTGTGAATATCTTATTATATCATTTATATCATTTATTGAATATATCTTATTTATAGCATTTGTTATAAAATTATCTTCATAATCATATACTTGTGAATAACTATTATTTAAATTTAATATATTAATATTTGATCTTATATTATTTATTTTCATATCAGATTTGTTAATCAAATCTTTCTTTTCAGATGTTGTTAAAATTATATTCGTTTTTTTTAACAATTTATCTGTTATTTTCAATACATTATCATATGTATAATTAATTTCTAAAAATTTAGAATTGGATAATATCTTTTTAAAACTTTTATGATTTATATTTGATGATACAAATATTATCGGATGATTTTGTTTATATATATTTAATTTTGGTATACATGATAATATATCATTTAATATAGTTTTATTATGTTTTAAAAATAATTCTAAATTATCAAATATAATTGCATTATATTGATAATCATCATTTAACATCATGAATACATTTTTACGGCCTAAAACTTCATTTAAATATTCTTTTATGTTTGTTTTTGATTTTAAAAAATCAATATTAATATGTATTATTTTATATTTATTTAAAATACATTCTGCTAAACTTGTTTTTCCGGATGAACTTATCCCATGTATAAATAAAAATTGCTTCTTATAATCTTTATTTATCCAATTATTTAATAATTCTATTTGTTTTTTATTTAAAAAAAAATCGGATATATCCATATATATATCTTATAATATTAATCTTTATACTTTTTATTGATTAAATAATGTAATGTTTTCTCTTGACATATTATTTCGATCTGTTAAATCAAAAGTATAACTAGCTTTATTATGATATTGCGGCAAATCCATTAAATTTGGCATCTCACTTATATCACTCAAATACTTTTTGTGCATATCATAATTACTATATATTTTACCCAAACTATATTGAACTACTAAACCGTTCAACAGTTGTATTTGTATTTTTATTTTTTCTAATGTTTTATCAACCGAATTACTATATTTTAAAAATATTCCGCGCATAATAGTTAACAAAATAATATTCGATTGATTATCAATTAAATCATTTTTTTCTTTATGAAATTCATATCTAATTAATTTTTGTATATTATTTATATTATCATCCGAAAAAAAATATTTACTCAATAATGTTTCTTCTAACACACCACTTAATATATCATCAGCACAATGTATAGTTTTACCTGGCGTCAAAATAATATCATTATTCACCATGACTTGATCTAAATTATCACCCTTTTTATATATATCAGGGAATAAGCCATTTTTCTTATTTATAGATTGTCCTGTATTGTTTAACTGTCCTTGTACTCCAGAAATACCTGTATACATTTGTTCAGAATTATTCATATATATTAATACATATATTTATTTTTTTTTAATATATTCTAATAACTCATTTAATTCTTCCATCCACATTTGATTAACCCCTTTATTAAATATTATATCTATTTCATCTTTTATCTTATTTAATTCATTATTTAATTCTTCTACTTTATCTGTTGACATAGTGTATATCGGCATATTGATTAAATAATTATATTGAGTTTTAATTATATCGAATGTTGATACTTCTTCAATGATATTTGATTGTGTATCATATAAATTATATGCTTTATCAAATAATTGTTTTAATAATTCATTTTTACTACATTCAGATACTTTAATTGTTTTTAGAATTACTTCATTAATAAATCTTATTTTATTCTCTAATATTAATAATTTATTGTTTAATTCATTTAATATATATTCCTTCCTTTTAGTATATATACCCAATCTAACTTTATAATGTTCATCCATGATCTGGTAAGGTGAAGCATATTTATTAATTACATTATTTCTATTATAAGCATGAATATTTGTCAATGAAATTTTTGTTACTAATTTTAATTTCTTTTCAAAATTTTCATATCCTGTCTTATTACTAATTTCATCATAAATGAATTCATCCGATAAAGTTATTAATATATTAACATCTTTGTCAGTGGAATAATTATCAAAATCAATAATCATATCAGATTTCTCACATTGAATATTATCTTCTAAATAAGCAATATATTTATCAGTCCATCCCCCAATAGGTAATTCAGTAATTCTTAACTTATTATCATTTAACGAATAAATACCTTTGGATAAATATTGTTCATTTGATATTTTTATAATTTTACCTTTGAAACCCCTATAGAAAGGAATCATCGCAGAATATGTACCATCTTTAATTTTTCTTTTAATATTATTAATAATATCTATAGGATTATATTGCGGAATATTTGTACTCCATCCTGTACCAATTCCTACCATACCATTCACTAAAACCATAGGTATTATAGGCACATAATATTCTGGTTCGACTAATAATCCATCATCATCCGTATATTTTAATAGATTGAAATCCTCTTTTCTGAAAATTAAATCTGTAATTGGATTAATCTCAGTATGAATATACCTAGATGATGCAGCATCATTACCTCCCATAATCCTAGTCCCGAATTGACCATTCGGCATAAGTAAATTAATATTATTAGAACCAACGAAATCCTGTGCCATACCTATAATTGCTCCCTGTAATGAAGCTTCACCATGATGATATGCAGCATGCTCACTAACATATCCTGAAAGCTGTGCTACCCTAATTTCTGAGTATAATTTTCTCTTAAAACAACTGAATAGAATTTTTCTTTGGGATGTTTTTAATCCATCTATACAAGATCCAATTGATCTACTTGTATCTGAATTTGAGAAATGAATTAATTCCTTATTCACAAAATCATCTATATTTGTTTTTTTAATATTATAATCAAGGATAATTTCATTATCATATTTCTTCAACCATTCTTTACGATCATCTGCCAAAGATTTATTAAATGCTAGATTTACTGCCTTATCTGTATGTTCATTAACTGAATAATCATTTACTTTTAATTCTCTGAAATATTGTTTCGCTTCTAATGATGTAGAAGTTCCTAATCCCTTATAATATTTAATATTAAAACTCTTTGAGTTCTTAGTCTTTTTCTTCCAGGACATATAATCTGTTAATGTATAAAATGGTTTAACAGTTTTCTTTAATGATACTTTTACAATTGGCGTAATCATATAAGATATAAAATCAAAATTCAATAGTTCAGGCCATAAATAATGAAACATATTAATTAATAATCCTTTAATATGAAATCCATCATGATCCTGATCTGTCATAATCATAATTTTACCATATCTTAATGATTTCATATCCTTATATTTCTTATTACTTTCTAATCCTAATATCTTTTTTATATTAACAATCTCTGCATTCGCATTAATTTGTTTTACATTTGCTTCACGAACATTCAGTACTTTTCCCTTCAAAGGAAATACTCCATATTTATCACGACCTACTTCGGATAACCCTGCAATCGCCATAGACTTTGCTGAATCTCCCTCAGTTAAGATAAGAGTACATTCTTGTGATTTCTTTGTTCCTGCCCAATTAGCATCATCTAACTTAGGAACAATAATCTTATTTTTCTTTTTACCATCTGTTTTCTTTAAATCTTTATTATCATTTTTAGAATCGGCATCTAAAATCTTATCTATTAATTCATTATTAGAACAAATATTTTTAATAAATTTACCAGATATTACTGGCTTAGAACCGAACTTATTATGTGAAGTAATACATCTTTCTTTCGTTTGGGAATCGAATGATGGATTCTCAATTACACAATTAATATATAATGACATATATCTGCGGATTACTTTGTCCTTTATTTCTTTCTTATGCTTTTTCTTAATGAAATCAATAATACCATTCGCAATTTGTTTCGCTATACATTCTACATGTGACCCACCTTTAGAAGTACAAATTCCATTTACAAATGATAATTGTTCAAATGTATCATTATGAGATACAGAAAATATTACATCCCATCTATCCGATATAATTTCTTGGAATTTCACAAAGTCATTATATAAATTAATATAATCTAAGAACGATTTGATTTTTATTTGTTCATCATTTAGAAATACATTAATAGATTTGTCAGTAATACCAGCAATATCATATATCCTACGGTACATTAATTTAATCATATCATCCGAATAATTTACTAAATCAAATCTTTTAAAATCACATTTCCAAGTAATCTTTGTATAAGGTTTTGCTTGACATTTCTTAATAATTGGTTCATTACATTTAGTCATATTATTTTCCCAAGTTTGGGTATATTTCAACTTATTAATATGATCTACAGTTTCTATAGTAAATTCTTGTGAAAAGATATTTGCTAACTTAGCACCGTATCCATTCTTACCACCAACAATTCTTTTTTCTCCTTTTTTATAGTTGGATGATGTTAAAAGTTCACCAAATATTAATTGAGGAATATAAATCTTTTCTTTTTCATGTTCTTTAACAATAATTCCATTTCCATCATTTAGTATAGTTATTGAATTATCTTGATTAAAATTAATTTTTACATTAGATACTTGGATAATATTAGAACCTTCTTGTCCTTGTAATCTAACAATTTGATCCCGAGCATTTACTAAAATCTCATTAAAGATATTTAGCAACGCTGGGATATATTCAATTTCTTTAAAGACGATTTTATTTTCATTATAAATTGGTAGAACTTCATTAATTTTATCGATACCCCCAACATATGTATCCGGAGTGTCATAAATATGTTGTCTGAGTTCTTTTTTTTCATATTGTTCTGCCATATTTCTAATATATTATATAGTTATTATTTTAAGTAAATAAAATTCAAATTTTTAAAATATATAATTTAATTAAAATTAATTTTAATTAATTTCAGTTCCTTGGATTTTATAGATATTTTTGAAAAATTAAAATTATATTTTTAATTAATTTTAATTAATTTCAGTTCCTTGGATTTTATAGATATTTTTGAAAAATTAAAATTATATTTTTAATTAATTAATTAATTAATTGAATTTCGCCAAAATTTTTTTCTATGTTATAGTATAAAAACAATGGGAGGAGGATTAATGCAATTAGTAGCTTATGGCGCACAAGACATCTACCTTACTGGCAACCCTCAAATTACTTTCTTCAAAGTCGTCTATCGCAGACACACTAACTTCTCAATGGAGTCCATTCAACAAACTTTCAGTGGTGGGGGCGGTAACAACCCTGTATGCACTATTTCCCGTAATGGTGATTTAGTTCACAAAATGTACCTTGTTCAAACCGGCGCCTACGCCCCTCAGAACCGCGTTAACCAACCAATTATTACAGTTGAATTAGAAATTGGTGGACAAAGAATTGATAGACAATCTGGTCAATGGATGGATACCTGGAATGAACTTTCAACTCCAGAATCTAAAGCCATTGGTCTTAAAGCTATGACTGGTCAAATTGGTACTACAGGTACCGCTGTAGAACACGTCCATATCCCACTTCTATTTTGGTTCTGCCGCAACCCTGGTCTTGCTTTACCCTTAATTGCTCTTCAATACCATGAAGTTAAAGTTAAATTTACATTAGCCGTGGCCGCAACCCCATTTGAATTATACTGTGATTACATATACCTTGACACTGATGAAAGACGCAGATTTGCTCAAGTATCTCACGAATACCTTATTGAACAAGTTCAAGAACAGAGTACAGTTGGAGGAGGGTTAGCAACCTCTACCTCCAATAAACTAAATTTTAATCACCCAGTTAAAGAACTTATATGGTCCACCACCGTCGGCGCGAAACCAGCCACGGTGGGATTAAAATTAAATGGACATGATCGTTTCAGTGCGAGAAATGATGAATACTTTTATTTACAGCAACCATACGATTACCACACTGCTGTTCCTCGCCAGAATTTACCTGATGCTGCTCAGCTTAGTAGTAATTATACAAAATTGGAGGGAGCTGGAACTGATGCTGTTGGTGGTGGGTCCATCCAGACCGTACAAACAATGCAATCAATGGCTGCCGCCTCGATTGGCAACGCATTAGTCACCAGCTCCACCATAACCCCCACCAACGCCACCACCATTGGGTACATCGCAGTAGCCGCATTACCTCCGACGGGCGCTTCTAACTATTTTGGTGGCACGGGACCCTTTGCTGGCGCAGGCAACGCCAACGGGATCGGCACGGGGGTGCAGGGATCTGTTAAAGACTTAGAACCCAACGCGATAGGTTTTTTTATGGCCAACGATACGGCGGATGCAGCAGGGTTTATAAAAGCAAATGTCGGAAGAGTATTTCGTTTGACTATAGTAGGCGCTGATTTGGCTACAAGTACGACAGCAGTTGTAAAAAATGTAACATTAAAGGGTGTTCAAGTCGGCAGCGGCAGCGGTGCAGGCGCTGTCAATACCACAGCAACTGTTGTGAGTTTTGAACAAAATATTTTTAATGCGGACACTTCCCACCTAGCCTTTGTTTCTGGGTCGGCAGGGTTTAAAATTACAAAAGTTGAGATATTAACACCTGATTCCGCTCTCGTCACTCAGGCCCGCACCTCCAAAGACACCAAGTCTATCGGTGTATACTCATTCGCCCTCAAACCCGAAGAGCACCAACCATCTGGCACTTGTAATTTCTCCAGAATTGACAATGCTGAATTAAACTTTACGGCGGGCAGTACAGTGTCACTATCCAGTACCGACGTCATCTACGCTGTCAACTACAATGTCCTCCGTATCATGAGTGGCATGGGTGGTTTAGCATATTCGAACTAAGTTTCTTAATAAACAAACTAATAATAATCATTTTTTTAAAAATCTTTTCAAATAAATTATTAATAATTTACCAAATTATTAATAATATACATACAGTCATTGATCCGATACCACCTGGGTCTGGCGTAATATTTTACATAAATTAATGAATCTTGTCTATCACCTACAATTATTATGGATAAATTTACAGATTTATTTTTAATATTATTATTAATATTATTATAGATATTTTCTGAAACTGATATACCATTTAATCTTTTTCCATAATATTTTAAAATTAAATTATTTTTAATTATTTATTTTAAATTTTATAAATCTTTTAAATTATTTTGAATTATTTTGAATTATTTTGAATTAATTGAATTAATTAATTAATTAATTGAATTTCGCCAAATTTTTTTTCTATGTTATAGTATAAAAACAATGGGAGGAGGATTAATGCAATTAGTAGCTTATGGCGCACAAGACATCTACCTTACTGGCAACCCGCAAATTACTTTCTTTAAAGTCGTCTATCGCAGACACACTAACTTCTCGATGGAATCTATTGAACAAACCTGGAATGGTACATCTGATGCTATAGATGGCCGTTGTACCGCCACTATTTCACGTAATGGTGATTTAGTTCACAGAATGTATTTGGAATTAACTATGAGTGGCACGCCCACGACGGACAATCCTGGATCGTGGTTTATTAACACTGTAGAAGTTGAAATTGGTGGTCAGTCAATTGATAAACACTCCGGCGACTGGATGGAAACATGGGCTGAATTGACCGAACCTAACCCTACCGGACAAGTAAAGAATGCCGATACTAATTGGACGAAGCCAAGCACATTGTTTCAGAAAATGAGTGGTATGGGTGGTGTGCATGCCGGTTCCCATATTTCTGCATGGGGCGGACCACTCCATGTGCCTCTACAATTTTGGTTCTGCCGGAACCCCGGACTTGCTTTACCTCTAATTGCCCTTCAGTATCATGAAGTTAAAATTATTTTAAATCATCGAGCTCTAACCGCAGGTCCCGTCACTAATAATCAATTGTGGTGTGATTACATCTACCTTGATACTGATGAAAGACGCCGATTTGCTCAAGTATCTCATGAATATCTTATTGAACAAGTACAACAACAAACATGGACGAGTACTTCAACTGATCTTAATTTTAATCACCCCGTCAAAGAATTAGTTTGGAATAAGCAGCAGGAGCAAAACGCCGTGCGCACCCCACTCTCCGCAACTTTTCAACTTAAATTAAATGGTCATGATCGTTTTGCCGCTCGCGATCAAAGATACTTCACACGAACTCAAGTATGGCAACATCACTCAGGTGCAGGTGGTCTGGACTCCTTCAACGCCGACAAAACATTCAATGATTCTATTGGGGTCTATTCATTTGCCCTCAAACCAGAAGAACACCAACCATCTGGAACATGTAACTTCTCAAGAATTGATAATGCTCAATTAGTTTCGACTAATGGCCACCTTAATGTATATGCCGTCAACTACAACGTCCTCCGTATCATGTCCGGTATGGGTGGTTTAGCATACAGTAACTAAAGTTATAAATAATTAAAATAATAATCTATTTCTATAGATTTTAAATAATTAATATTTTTTTCTAAATATTATAGTCATTTTTAAAAGAAATTTAATTTAATTAATTAATTTCTTTAAAATTTTTTTCTATGTTATAGTATAAAAACAATGGGAGGAGGATTAATGCAATTAGTAGCTTATGGTGCTCAAGACATCTACCTTACTGGTAACCCTCAGATTACTTTCTTTAAAGTCGTCTATCGCAGACACACTAACTTCTCTATGGAATCTATTGTCCAGACATTCTCTGGTACTGCTGGTTTCGGCCAAGAAGTTGTTGCCACAATCTCCAGAAATGGTGATTTAGTTCACAGAATGTATTTGGAACATGATGCTACTTTTAAAACGGCGACTGACGGCACGGGCAATGATGTAGGTTTGGTTGAAAGATATGGTGATTCTTTAATTAAAGAATGTGAAATTGAAATTGGTGGTCAACGTATTGATAAACATACTTCTATGTGGAATCGTGTATATTCTGATTTAACTGAATTTAATCCAAGTGGTCATTTTGGATCTACAGTCCCCCCGGGCAATGTTATAGTTTCTGGAAATGGTACATTATACCAATTAATGACTGGTAATGGTTATGGTTTAAATACGGAGGCGTGGGAGGGTGACGTGAACGAATTTTCCGGCGCTGCGGGCTCCGACGCGACAGCTGAAGTTATTAATGGTTTTGGTTACACAACCCAATCAAGCGGGGGGGGTCAAATTAACGTTAATAAGATATTTTTACCCTTAAATTTCTGGTTCAATCGTAATCCTGGTCTCGCATTACCTTTAATTGCACTTCAATATCATGAAGTTAAAATTAAAATGACCTTTGAATCATTGGGAAACTTATCAAGGTGCGCTGCAGACGCTGGATTCGATAGTAATGTAGTAGTTGGGACGCCAACTCTTCTTACTGTTACTCCAAACTTCAATCTATGGTGTGATTATATTTACCTAGACACCGATGAAAGACGTAGATTTGCTCAAGTTTCACATGAATATTTAATTGAACAATTACAGTATTCGGATAATACGATTAGTTCAACAACCCCAACAATTGACCTTAACTTCAATCATCCAATTAAAGAATTAATTTGGTGTACTCGTAATGAATCTATCGGCGCTGGATCAGGAAGATGTCAAACGGCTTTAACCACCAGCGTTGGTGATCATACTGCCGGACCAGTATCATTAGATGAAATGGGTGGTAATTGGCAATTAAAACTTAATGGACATGATCGTTTTAAAGAAAGAGATTCCAAATATTTCACCAGAACTCAAGTATGGCAACATCATACAGGTTATGGTGGAGTTCCCACATATGGTATCCACGTACCAGACCTTGATCCAAATGACATTGCCCTTCTTGGTTCGGATAGTATAGCTGTTTATTCATTTGCACTTAAACCTGAAGAACACCAACCGTCAGGGACTTGTAATTTCTCACGGATCGATAATGCACAACTAGTAGGTAGTGCAATTCAAACACCCATTGGTACAATGGGGTACTCAATGGCGAATGTAGGCACCCCTACTACTGCTCCGAGCATAAAACTAACTATTTTCGCCGTCAACTATAACGTCCTCCGTATCATGAGTGGTATGGGTGGTTTAGCTTATTCTAACTAAATAAATTAATATAAGTTATTAATATGTAATATTATCCCTTTATTATGTATTTTTTTATTTGCACAATCTGTTAATAAACCAACTAATAGTTCTAGAACTTCAACTTTTTCTTCAACACTTTTATCATTAAATAAAGGTTTACCTAAAGTATAAGATTCAATATTTTTAAATTGATTGGATTCAGTCGTAATTTTACTTTCTGCCATTAATCCGACTAATTCAGGTAATTTTTCAAGTTGTTCTAATGTATCTTCATAATTTACATTTGAATCTACTGATACTGATTTATTTGACCAAGCAGTCAAGAAATTACTCTTACCTCTTCTACCCGATCCAACCCAGCTTGAACAACATTCACGTAAATAATCTAATTCAGCAATTCTTTGTTTTAAATCATCTGATAATTCACTGGAATCTGTATCTGTAGTAGGTACTTCAGTAAGAATGTTACGGATATCTGCGGCGACCTGAGCACTATCAGTGCCAACAGGCGCAGGACTTACTGTCTCTACAGGGTCAGGATCAGGGTCAGGAGTAGCAATTACAGGTTCAGGATCCTCAACAGGTTCTGGATCAGGTGTAGCAATTACAGGTTCTGGATCAGGTGTAGCAATTACAGGTTCAGGATCCTCAACAGGTTCTTGATCAGGTGTAGCAATTACAGGTTCACTAACTTCTTCGGGTTCTTCTGGAACTTCTTCGGGTTCATCGGTATCAGGTGCATCAACAATTTCAACTTGAATATTAGACTCTACAGGTTCAGAAGTAATTTCAGTTAAATCTAGAGTATTATTATCAGACATTTTATATACTAACAAATATTTTTATTTTAATAAATTATTCTAAATCCAATATAATTCTCTCAACTCTAAATTATTAAAATATTTATAGTAATCCGATTTTGTATAGATTTTTAAATTTAAAGTATTAATATTTGCTCCTTTTTTTGTAAATTTTTCTTCATTATTAAAAATATAATCAATATTTTTAATTCTATTTAAATATCCTTTCTTTCTTTTTAATTTCCATTCACAGCGCATAGCTTCTCTTTTACAAACAAATCCATCTATAATACAAATAGGTTCCCACGAATTTTTATTATTATTAGTTGTATATTTAGCACCACCTGATAATATACCATTATGTTGTTGCCATCTTCTAAAAAAATCGTTTGTATATCCAATATAAGATTTGTTATCGTTCTTTAATAAATAAACTAAAAACATTTAAAATTAATTATTAGAATTAATTATTAAAATAACTTAAAATAACTTTAAAATACTATAAACAATATTTTTTATGTCTATTAATTATTTAAAATTAAATATATAATAAAATAAATATAATATAATGGTCAGAGTTGACATGCCAAACTATCGACCAGATGATTTAAAAACACCGTTTAATGATGTTAAATTAAATAAATCTGATTACAATACTGTTTTACCAGTCACACCTGCTCTTCCCGTCATTCCTGATTCTATTATCATATTTGGAGAATATTCACCTGAATTAGCTAAACAAATCTTTATATCAAAAGTATATACTGCTTTATGGTTTCAAATATTATTTTCGAGTGTTTTTATTGCCCTGGCCAATAATAATTTACAGATACAACAATTTTTATTAAGTAATACAGGGAATATTATATCTTTGGTTGATATATGTTTATTATTAGTATCCACTTGTATATTTTTTAATAATGAAAAAATGATATCAAATCATTCATATAAATTTATCAGTTTTTATACAATATTAATTACATATCTTTTAGGATATGTTGGTATTATGTATAAATCTACAGTATTATTATTAAGTGGATTTACTACATTAACAATGTTCAGCGGATTAACTTTATATTCTATACAAACTAAATACGATTATACAGATAAAGGAAATTATTTATTAGTATGTTTATTAGGATTATTGATGCTAGGATTTATGTTCCCATGGATAGGTTTAGTATCAAATGATGAAAAAGATAAAATAAATAATATATTTAATATAGTTTATTCTGTAGGTGGAACAGTATTATTTTCATTCTATATAGTTTATGATACACAATTAATTGTTGGCGGAAAACATAGGAGAATAGAATTTTCTAATAATGATTTCGCCTTAGCTACTATATCATTATACACAGATATCATCAATTTATTTTTATTTGTATTAGAAATAGTGGGTGGTTCTGGTAGATAAAAAAAAATAAAATTAATAAATATAAAAACAGAAGACCTAACAAAGTTTAGCATTTAATTCTTCTAGTTGTTTTCTAAAAACTCTATGATTCATATGGTCGTTAAATGTATTAAATTTAGTATATCTAATATTTGTTCTAATTTCTTTGAGTGAATTTAATATTATATTTAGTTCTTGTTTAGAAATATTCCTCTTTTCTCCAATTGATAATACCTTTTTTGGTACTTTACGGGGTCGCGGTTTCAAAGAGGGTTGTCTCACTATAAGCGTACCTGGATTAGGTAATGGGCGCGGGGTTGTGAGATCATTAGTCTGTGAGGGTTGTCTAGCCAGTTGTGGTACTAATACCTGTTTAGGTAATGGTCGAGGGGTTCCTATATTACCACTGACCCGGGCACAAGAAATATTTTCCTTTGTTATGTAAGCGACCGAAAGATCTGTCCTTCTCACCAAACATGCCATGATTATGTATATATTATAATTCAAAACAATATCAAATTTTATAGCACATGTCTTTTCCTAGTATCGTGTTATTATTTAAATTAATATTTAAAATTAATATTTAAAATTAATATGTATAATATAATAAAATGAAACTTATTAAATTGTTAATATTTACAGGCTTATCTCTGTTCAGTAATGCTCAACTCATGGGTGCACAACAAGATCCATCTGGTAATGAATGTTCTCTTGATGGCGGATATTCTTGGTGTGAATATTTAAATGAATGTATCAGGACGTGGGAGACGGAATGTATTTTGCCTGTCCCTAAAGATCCATTAATCACTAATATTGATACTCGGGTAGACTGTACTTCACGACGGGTGTGTCCACCGCCACCACCATGTCCTA